TTATGTAATGGAAAACTGCTGGCCTGCAGAGGTTGATGCTGTTCCTCTCTCATATGGTAATACTCAAGTAGTTAAGTTCACAGCACAGTTCCAATATGAAAGACATTATGTTGTGATGAATGATACTACACAACAAACCTTTAAGCAGGTTGACACCCTCTATGATGAGAACGGACGATATATTGGTGTAAGGTAGGAAATTTGTAAACTCAATTCCATGAAAGTGGGAAAAAAATTCCCGCTAAATTTTGATTAAAAAAGTCACACTAAATAATATTACTGAACGAGCATATTATGTCACTACCGAAGATTGGTTATCCTATTTCTAGTATTACTGTGCCTTCTACAGGCAAAAATATTAAAATTAGACCATTTACCGTAAAAGAAGAAAAGGTGCTTTTGCTGGCATCAGAAGATGGAGACGAAAGTGCAATTAAAGATGCAGTTGTTGACCTTCTCCAAAACTGTATCACAAGCAGGGGAGTAAAAGTTGAAAATTTAGCATCTTTTGATTTAGAGTACATTTACTTAAAAATCAGATCTGCCTCTGTTGGAAGCACAGTAGAATTTGTTGTTACATGTAAAGATGATGGTGAAACAACTACAACTGTAACAGTAAATCTTGAAGATGTCGAAGTTGTGTTTCCAGAAGGTCATGATAAAAAAATCATGCTCGATGACAAAATCGGGTGTGTAATGAAATATCCTGGTATTGATACTTTTGTCAATGTCTCACTTTTAAAGAAATTTGAAGAGGATGAGGTAATTGACTTCATCGCAGATTCTATCGATCAAATTTTTAATGAGGATGAAGTATTTGACAATTCAACTACTACAAAGGAAGAGTTTAAGACATTTGTTGAAAATATGACTAGGGATCAATTTGATAAATTTTCCGAATTCTTTGCAACTGCACCAAAACTGTCTCATATATTCGAGGCAAAAAATCCGAAAACTGGTGTTGTTGGTGAGTATACGATTGAGGGATTATCTAATTTTTTCGGGTAAGCCTCTTCCATATGACCTTGGAGGGGTACTATAAAACTAATTTTGCTTTGATCCAGCACCATAAATATAGTTTGACGGAAATTGAAAATTTAATGCCGTGGGAACGAGATGTTTACACTGCATTATTGCAACAATATCTTGACGAACTTAAAAAAGCACAAGAAAGCTAATGGCATCAGGATCTTACGCAATTAAAGGTTTACAACTAGGAGACGGTAAAAAACGTGATCGTCTTGGGTGGAAGGTTGAGGCTGATAAACAAAGTGTTAAAAGAGGTGATATTGTCACCTTTACGATCACTGCTAAAAATGGCAAGTTTCCAGATGGCACAAAGAGAAAATTTGTAATATCTGAAAATTTTTCTGAAGCAGATATTGTTGATGGTAAGATCGCTGGTGAATTTGAACTTGTCGGTAATAAAGCAACTGTAGAAATTGGTATTGAGGAGACATACGAAAAACCACAAAATGAAACTCTTAGGTTTGGTGTAACTTCTACTTTTGCCTCTGCATCTGTAAATGTAGAATCTGATGGTGGTGAAAAGGATTTAAAAAGATTAAGAGGTAGGGAACAAAAAAGATTACCTAGTAGACGAGAACCTGTAAAAAGAGTAGTAGTTAGACAGTTAGAATTACCACCTGGAAAAGGATCTATTGTACCAAGATCTAGTGGAAGTATTACAAAAGGAGGCAGAAAATCTTTACCTCCTGGCGGTCCTAGATTGCCTGGAACAGGTGGACCATCTATACGTATGCCATCCCGAACTGGTGGCGTAAAACCACAATCATCTGGACTTGGAGATTTACTTAATCAAGCTCAGAGTGGAGTTGGTGGTAGAGGTCAATACTTATCAAACAAAGAAAGAATTTCTGCATTTAGAAAAGCAAGAATTCCTAGAGCATCAGCTGGCATAAAACCAATCTCTTCTCTATCTAAAAAAGGTGGTGCTATTGGAAAGATTGGTAGTGCATTAACAAAATCTGCTGGTGGAGCAGCTACTAAAGGAGCAGGTAAAGCAGCAGCAAAAGGAGCGGGTAAAGCAGTAGCAAAGAAAATTCCTGGCGTTGGATTACTAGCAGGTGCTGCATTTGGTATCGAAAGATTGTTGAAAGGTGATATTGTAGGTGCTGTTGGTGAATTGGCATCTGGTGCTGCCTCTACTGTTCCTGGTATTGGAACTGCTGTATCTTTAGGCATTGATGGTGCGTTGATGGCTGGTGATATGGCAGGAGGACAAAAAGCACTTCCACCAGCAAAATTCAAAAAAGGTGGAACAATTATTCCTGGTATGACAAACATGCCATTTAGTATGCCTGGATTGAATGGCATATTTAATGAACCTGGAAATCCAGAAGTTATGAGTATTCAACCTCTCAATCCAATAAAAGATGCTCTTGGTATGCTCCCTGGTATGGGTATGCTTGGTGGTATTGGTTCTGCCGTTGGCGGTGGTTTAAAAAATATCTTTGGTGGTAAAGAAAAGGAATATAAAGGTATTGCATCAGCAATTGGTGCAGAAATGGAAAAAAGAGGTATTGGTGATCCACTTGGTTTGAAAGGTGGTAAATCGTTTGGTAATAGTGTTAGAGACCTCTTAGACAAAATTCCTGGTATCAAAGATATCTTTGGTAAGCGTGATGGTAATACACAAGGTCAACAACAGGGTACTTCTCCTGGTGGTGGACAGATGAGTAATGTTGCTGGAAGCACAGCAGAAAGAAATGCTGCAGCATTCTTATCTACCTTAGAAGGCACCAGTGGACAGAATGCTGCGGATGCTATGCAAGTAATGCTTAATAGAACTGCTGATGCACAAGCAGGTGGTTCTATGAGTGCATACGGATCTACTTTGTTTGATCAAATTACAGGCAAAGAACAATTCTCACCATTCTCTGCAGCAATTTATGGAACTAGTGCTGATCCTGATGCTGCAGCAAAATATGGTCCACTAGCGCAGCAACTTGGATCTAGTCCAGAAGAAAGAAAGCAAAGATTATTACAGATTGCAGGACAACCAGATGGAATGCAGCAATTAGAAAAATTATTTAAGGGTGGATCTGCATCTGCTGCTGGAGAAGTCCTTAACGATTTTGCCACTGGTGGTTCTTTATCTCAAACAGCTGCCCAAGGTATTGGATCTAAGGTATCCTTCAGAGGATATAAATCTGGTGCTGGAGATTTTAATAGAGGAACAGGTGGAAATTATTTCTTCGACAATTCTTCTACAGGTAAAGTAGGTTCACTTAGTGATGTTTCACAATCACCAGCAATGCAACAACCTCAAGGAGCAGGTCAAACTGTAGTTCTTGCTGGTGGAACAAATAGTGCTGGTGATCCTGTTGGAGCAGGAAGAGATATGATGAACTCTATTAAAAATCTCAAGGAGAAGGGATACAGAGTTGTTGTAGTTCCACCTAATCAAAAAGAATATCCAGCAGCTTATGGTGCAATTAAATCTGCTGCTAAAAATGAAGGTGCAATTGTAGAGGAAGGAACTTACGAAATTAGCGATCCTTTGCATCTTACATCACAATTTTCAAGTCAACTTAACTCTAAGTATGCTGGTGCTATCTTCATGGGAGATAGTAATGCTGCAAGAATTGCTGGAGATCGTGGTTTAAAAAATGTTAGAAGAGAAGGTGCTGGAACTGGTGAAATTTTACAGCAGGCACAAAAAATGCAAAGAGCACCTGCTGCTAATAATCAATTGAATCCAGGTGTACAGCAGATGAGTTACTCACCATCTGCTGCTGGTACACAAGCTGCATCAAATGCAGCGGTTCAACCACAAACACCAATGCAACCAACTGCTATGTTGGAGGGTGCTGGAACATTCGTTCAAGGTAATAGTGGAAGTTCTCGTGGACCTCACTTCCATATTGGACCAGAACAAGAATTATGGGGTAAACCAGAAGGTAAAGCAGAAGTAAGACGTGCATCATTTAAGATCGCAAAGGCTCTTATTAATAAAGGAGAACATTTCTCGTTTACAAATGCAAATATCAATATTGATCCTAATAATCCACCCGATGATGCAACATTGATGAAATATGTTGAACAAGAACAAATAGCTCATGCTGGTAGAGATGGTGGTGGATCTTTTGGTGGTATAGATATTGCTGGAAAACCTGGATTACGATTGCCTCTTGGTGTTTCTAATTACAAAGAGTCATCTACAGGATTTGGAAATACTGCAACAATTGCTGGAACTAGAGCATTTGTTGCACATGGTATGACTGGATCTGGCAACACTCCTGGTGCAAATGCTTTAGCACCTGGTGCTTCTCCTTCTAATGGTGTACAGTTGATGAGTAATACATCACCAGCAGCACCAGCAGGAAACCCTGAAGATTTCTTCAAATTCGCATTTGGTGCTCAAGGAAGGGAAAGTTCATATACAGCACCACCAAACGCTGCACCAACTGCTCTATTAGAGGCATCTTCTAATACAGCGATGGCATCAGCAGGACCAAAAGTTGCTATTGTAAATAACCCAGTTTCAAATTCAGCCAACGTTAGTAATGGTGGTGGATCTCAATCTCAACAATCAAGTAGAGGTTCTGATATGTCTGATGCGGGATTACTAGCATATATGGCTAAACAAAGATTATTAACCTTAGGAGCTTGACATGGCAGATAGTATTCAATCACCTCAGGATTTTATTCTAAAGAAAGCATCAATATTTCTTGCTGGTAACAAGAATCCTACTGATATATCTGGTATGATATACTCTATTAATTATTTTGAAAATATTACTAGTCCTTATGTTGCAGCAACGATGATTGTATCTGACAATGCTGGACTTCTCACAGGAAGTAAAGAAAAGAAAAGAGCTCCTTTACAAGGTTCTGAAAGAGTTGAACTTGTTATTAGACATTCATTTTCAGAAGAACCCACTGTCTATGTTTTTAGAGTTTGGAAAATTGCAAATAGAGTATCTTCAAACAAAACTCAAGTGTATACTTTGGGATTGATTGCAGAAGAGGGATTGGTAAACGAAGCTTCGTTTATCTCTAGAACACTTTCTGGTAGATCTGAAAAAATTATTGATGATGTATTATTAAAAGAAACATTAAAATCTGAAAAAGAATTTTTCAGTGAGGATACTTTGTTTGAACATAAGATGACAACATCCAGACATAGACCTTTTGATATTGCTGCTACTCTTGCTCCTAAATCTGTGAGACAAGAATCAAATGGAACAGGGACAGCAAACAACTCTCAAGGTTCTACTAAGGAAAAAGTCGAAGGTAGTGCTGGATATTTTTTCTGGGAAACTAATAAAGGATATAACTTTTTCTCTGTAGATTATCTTTGTGATAATAAAAATGATAAGGTAACAACTTGGGGACCATACATTGAACAACATGCTAATCTAACTGATGATGAAGATACTAGAGATAGAATACAGGAAGCAAGTTTTACATCTGATGTAGATTTGATGAAATCTCTCAGAGAAGGTAAGTATTCTACATTAGTAGTATTCTTTAATCACTCAACGGGTCAGTATGAGGAATATGTTTATAGTTTAGATGAATCTTATGATAAGATGAAACACTTGGGTGGTCAAGAAAAAATGGAAGGTCTAAGAGTAACACAGGAAAAATTATCTGCGTTTCCAACTAGAACCATGAGCATTTATCTTGATCATGAAAGTTTTTACAATAAAACTGGTATCGCATCGCCTAATGATACTGATGGATCTACAGATGCATCTAAATTTGCTGACTGGCAGAAGTTTTATGCAACTCAATCATTGACAAGATATAGCATGATGAGAAATCAAGCAGGTATTATTGTAGTTGCAGGTAATCCACTGATATGTGCAGGAGACAGGATTGATATCAGAATCAGATCTAAGTTATCAGACAAAGAAATCGAGAAACAACCATTTGATCTTGAGACCAGTGGACTGTATCTGATAGAAGAAGTTAATCATAGATATATGACTACAGCAGGAACAAATGGTGAGGTAACCACAACAATTAAGGTTATGCGTGACTCTTTCGGAATGAAAGATGAAGGATCCTTGCGAGATGAATCTTGATGTAGTATAATAAATACAGTATATAGAGTTAATTACTATATGGAAAGCATCGAGCAACATATTCAAAAAGATAAGGAAATCCTAGATAATCCTAGCCTTTCCCCACAACAACGCCGCCATATTGAAGGCGAACTACATGAGTTAGAAGAGTATGTGGAACATCACAAGAAAGAGATTGATGAAGGAGATCATCACGATCCCACATACATTGAGCTCTATTGTGATCAAAATCCATCGGAACCAGAATGCTTAGTGTATGAAGACTAATGGATAATGCGTTTTCTAATCTAATTCCAGAATATCGTATTGGAAGAGATAATTTTAATTGGTGGATTGGACAGGTTGAAAAACCATCCAGAACTACACCAGAAATTAAAGGTTCTAATCGATATAAAGTTCGTATTGTAGGTGAGCATCTCAAAGATTGTGAGATTGTCCCTCCTGATGATTTGCCATGGGCATCTGTAATAATGCCTGTGAACTTACCATTTAGTGTTGGAAATTTAACAGGAACGCATGCACAGTTAAAGCAAGGATCATGGGTAATTGGATTTTACCTAGATCCAGAAAAACAAAAACCAATTATCATGGGGTCAATTGGTATGACCCCAGGTGCTACTAAGGTAGTAAATGAATTTCAACCTGGTGAATGTAATTCTTTCACTACATTTCTTGACCCAGATATTGATGTCAATAAAGATGGATTACCATCACCAGCAAATAATAGAACACAAACATCATCACAATCTGCTGAATCAACCCCTTCTAGAGAACCAAAAAAATCTAAAGACGGTATACAAACAGGTGCAGTTCTCTTTGATGAAACTTTAACAGCAGATTTTAATAGTGTAGAC